ATATGAAAAAAATAAAATTAAATTAGATGAGCTTGAAAATTTATCAACTATTGAACAAGAAGTTGAAACATCGCCAGAGATTAATTTAGATATTACAGAACCTAAAGCTGTTGGTGAAGATGTAATGAAAAAAGCTATTGAAGCTGTTGTTGATATTCAAGGTGTAAGCGATGAGTATAAACAAACAACTAAAAACTTTTTAAATTACGTAGCTAAAGCTGAATCTAATTATGGATTAAATAACAAAACATTTGATAATGAAGCAGATGCTTATGGTCCTATGCAGATTATTATGTCTCAAAGTTTAGCTGAAATCCAAAGAAGATTATCTACTGATGGTATTGGTAAAGATATGAAAACATATAATGACCTTCTAAAAGATAATTTAAATATAGACTTAATGAATGTTACTAAAAAAGATTTAGAACAACCTGTGGTTTCGGCTGCTGTAGCTAGGGCTTATTTTATGGTTGCTGCTGATGCTATTCCTACAGAACCTGAAGCAATGGCAGACTACTATGTAGATAACTATGTAAGATATGATCCAAAATCTCCAACATATATAGAAGACAGAGAAAAAGCTAGACAAAACTTTTTAGTAAATAATGGTTTTGTTAAAGGTGGTTTTACACAAACTATTAAAAGTCTTTTAGATTTTAATTAAAATATGGCAGTTGATCTTACAAGGTTTATAAACGAACCTGAAGAACCTACAAATAACAATCCGTTGTTTGCTGATCTTGTTTCTCAACCTGAAGAATTAACTCCAGCAGAAACATATACTGTAGCTCCTGACCCAAACTTAGGTTTGGTTACTGAGTATGAGACCCCATCTAAACTAGGATATAACTATAGCTTAACTGATTTAGAAAAAGACCCTGAGTTTGCTAAAAGAGCAGAAAGATTTTTACAAGGTGTAGGTAGAAATGAAAATATTTTTGAATACTTACGTGATGAAAACTTTAGTTTAAGTTCTGCGTTTGTAAGGTCTACTGAAGTTGGAGATTGGACAGAACAAGAAAAGCTAGATTACATTTACCTTCGTGATAAATTTAATAATGCTAACTTAAAAGGTTTTAAAGAACGTTTTAATTTAGTTAAAGATATGTCTGTTGATATATTAGCCGACCCTTTAAATATTCTTGCAGGATTGTTTGCTATACCTACAGGTGGTGCTAGTTTAGCTACACGTGGGGCTTTAGGAACTGCAGCACAAGCAGGTGTTAAAAAACTTACAGCTTCACAACTGTCAAAACGAGCAGCTTTAAAACAAGCTAAAGCTGTAAGAGCTGCTAAACAAACTGCACTTTTTGGTGCTGCTGAAGGTATGGCTTGGGCTGGTCCTCATGAATTCTTTTTACAAGACATTGATGTTGATCTTGGTATTAGAGATGAATATGATTTAAGTTCTATAGCTGGTATGACAGTTACTGGTGGATTATTTGGTGGTATAGCTGGTGGTGCGATTGGTGGTGGGTTAGGTTTATATGGTAATAGATATTTAACTAAAGAGTTCAAACACACCAATGAAAACTTAATTGATAACGTAGCTTCATCACAAACTAGAAAAGAAGTTGTTGAAGATTCTAGAATTGATTTAGGTTTATCTGCTAGTGGTCCAACTTTAAATAAAGTTATTGCTAATACTGTAGGTAAACCTACTACATGGTTTAATTCTTATGTTGAAAAATCTCCTACACTTAAAGAATTTTTAAAAAAATTAAGATATGATTACGATACAACCTTAACAAGTCAAGGTGAAACAGTAGTTAAAGAAAAATCTTTTGGTTTGTTTATGGGAGAAACCATAGGTAAGTATCAATATGCTTTATCTAAAAGTTTAAATGTTTTATATCGTACAGGTTGGAGAGCTAGGCTAGATAAAAAACAAAACGATACCCTTGCTAAATTATTAAGAGACGATACTTTAGATATTGATAATATTGATAGTTTAAAAGGTCAGATTGACCCTTCTGTTATACAAGCTTATAAAGGAGTTCGTGAAACTCTAGATACAGCTTTTAAAGATGCAGCTCAAGTCGGTTTATTTGGACCTTTTGTTAAATTTACTAAAGGTTATTTCCCAAGACTTTTTAAATATGAAGTTTTAGAACAAAAAAAAGATAAAATGATAGGGTTGTTAGTTAGGTCAGGACATGCTGATCCTATAAATGAATTACCAACTGAACAATTTATTGATGAGTTAACAGATGAAGTTAGAAAAGGTGTATTGAGAGATGCTAAAAGTGTTGATCAAAAAGTTTTTGGTAGAAATTTTCTTGAAGATGCTGGAGTTAAAAGTGGTTTACTTAAAGATGCTACACCCGAACAACTATTAGAAGCTCAAACATTAAAAGCTACACAAATAGTAGACGACATGTTAGAATATAGATGGACACCTTTTGAGTTACGTCAGAAAGGACAACGTGCTAACGCTACAGGTTTTTTACAAGAAAGAAGATTTAGAAATATTAAAGATGAAGATTTAGCTGAGTTTTTAGAAGACGATGTTCAACAAATATTAGAATCTTATTTTACTAATGCTGGTCAAGCAATTGCCCGAGCAAAATATTTTGGTAAAACTTTAAAAGAATTTGAGGATAATACTATCAAACCTATGATAAAAGAGTTAGTAGAATCTGGTATGTCTAAAAGTGATGCTGATAAAATTGCTAAAAAAGCTAGAACAACACATGCTAGAGTAACAGGTATTGAAACAGATGCTGGTTCGATATTAAAGAAAGAAGGCTGGGCTAGAAGTATGGCTGACTGGGGTAAATTATCTCAGCAAATGGCTCATTTACCTTTTGCTACTTTATCAAGTGTTACTGAACCTCTTTTACTTTTAAGTCGTGCAGGTTTAAAAGATTCACCTGCAGTTTTAAAAGACATCGCAAGTTCAATTGTTAAAGAAGGTAACAGTGTTCTTGATAGAAGTATTAAAGGTATTCAACGAGGAGTACTTGGTAAAAAAACAAAAGGCATTAAAGATATTGGTATTCAAAAAGAAGGAGAATCTATTTTTGCTACTGTTGATGACGATGTCTGGGGAGAACTATACAAAACTGGGTTGGCTTTAGAACAAGCAGTTCAAGAAAGAATTGAAGGTTTAGCTGGTGAGGGAATGTATGGTAAGTGGGCAAAAAGAGGACAAGCTGCTTTCTTTAAAGTTAACTTATTAACTCAGTGGACTAAAGCTGTACAGTTAGCAGCTTTTACAACTGGTAAAAGATTAATTAAAACAAATGCTAAACGTTTATCTGAGGGTGGTTTAAGTAAAAGTAATAAACAATACTTAACTCGACAACTTGGTGATCTAGGTATTAATGCAGATGAAGCTGTTGCTTGGTATCGAGGATCGTTAAAAAATGGTAAGTTTGACGATGGATTAGCTAAGTCTCAAGATTTTTATGAAGGAGCTTACACATCAGGGGCTAATAGATTTACAAAAGAAATTATTTTAAACCCAAGTACTGCAGAAGCTAATAGACCTTTATGGTTTTCTCTTCCTTCTGCTCAGTTATTAGTACAGTTTGCTGGATACCCAACAGTTTTTAATAATACAATCTTAAAAAGATTTTCAAACGAAGCTGTTAACAGTCCAATGCAAAGTATACCTAAAGTACTTCCGACAGTTTTATTTATGAGTGCTGTAGCACATATTGGTAATACAATTAGAAGTAATGGTGCAAATTTAAGAGACTATGAAACTGGTTTATATAAAGATGATGGTGAGTTTATAGCTGAAGGTATTAGAAGATGGGGTGGTTTTGGTCCATTTGATTATCAATCTAGATGGTCTAATGAATACGATAGAAACGTAGGAGGTTTTACAGCAACTTTAAAAGCTTTTGCTGGTCCTTTACCTCAAGATGCTATTGATGGTATTTTATATAGAAAAAATATACCTGAAATTTTAGTTACAAATGTTCCCGGATACTCAGCTTTAGATTTAGTATTAGGAGAAGGAACTAAAAAATCATTAAGAAGTGCAGCTAGAGGTTCTTCACCAGTAACAAAATCAACAGTAGGTCTAGGTAGTTATGCAAAAGGAGGTATAGTTTTAAACGTACCTAATGTTATTGACGAACCTGATGAAAGAAAAGATAGAATGACTGGTGTTCCTTATGATGAACAAGCAGGAGTTATATTAGAAGACGAGGAAGAACGATGAATATAGAACAATGTAAAGCAGAAATTAAACGACACGAGGGCGAAGTCCTAGAGATTTATATGGATAGTTTAGGCTATAAGACTCTAGGAGTTGGTCACCTATGTCAACCTAATGACCCTGAATATTCTTGGGAAGTTGGTACATCTGTATCACAAGAAGTAGTTGATATGTATTACGAAGATGATTTTAATAAACATTATAAAGAAGCTATACATGTGTTCGGTAATCAAGAAAATTTTTATAAACTACCTGAAAAGATACAGCACGTGTTAGTTAACATGTGTTTTAACTTAGGTGGTTCAAGACTTTCAAAGTTTAAAAATATGTTAAAAGCTTGTAGAGAACACAACTGGAAAGAAATGTCAGCTCAAATGCAAGACAGTCGGTGGTTTACTCAAGTAGGTAGACGTAGTATTGAATTACAACAGACTGTACTTGATCAAATATAATGTTACTCTATACAGAAAAACAACTTGATGTTGCTTATAAAATAGACTGTAAAGCTCGTACAAAATGTAACGAAGCTTGGGTAACTAGAGAAGACTTTAGACCTTTATATGAAGACCTGTTAGAATCTTATATGATTGCCTACAGTGAAGATGATATTTTAGGTACAGATATACCAGAGTATTTAATAAATTCTGTAAATGAATTACTTGAATCAACATTAATACTAGGAGACTAAGATGAAAGGAATGTTAAAAAATATAGTAGGTGCAGTAGCACCAACACTAGGTACTGCTTTAGGTGGTCCTATGGGTGGTATGGCTGCTAATATGATAGCTGAAGTATTGGGTGTCCCTAATACTCCAAAGGCTATAGAGACTGCTATACAACAAGCTACACCTGAACAAATGCTTGAGCTTAAAAAAGCTGAAAATGCTTTTGAAGTTCAAATGAAAGAACTAGATGTAGATGTATTTAAACTAGAAGTAGCTGATGGTCAAGATGCTAGAAGTAGATTTAGTAAAGATTGGACAGCTAGAATTATGGGGATAGCTGTGGTTGGTGGATTTATGGGGTACATATTTCTAGTAACACTACAGCCACCTGAACAAAATAGCGAAGCGTTAATAAATTTAGTACTAGGTTATCTTGGTGGATTAGCTAGTGCTGTTATTAGTTTTTACTTTGGGGCTTCTCATAGTCCTGACAAGAAATAAAAGGAGATAAAGTGTCAAGAGGTGATTTAAATAGAGGATTTTTTGGACCATTATTTATATTAGGTTTATTAACAATGTCATTTGCTGTAAGTTCAGACCCAACAGGCGACTGTACTTCGGGTACACAGTATTGTGAAGACAATGGTTTAACTACTATTAATACTACGGTGACTACTAATACCAACACCAACAATAATACTAATAATAATACCAACACCAACACTAATACAAATAGTAATACTAATAATAATACTAATGTAAATACTAATACTAATACCTCGACTAACAATAATAACAATGTTAATACCTCAACTAACACAAATAACAACGTTAATACTTCCACATCTACAAGCAATAATACCAATACTAATAACAACGTCAACACATCTACGTCTACATCTAACTCTACTGTAAACTCTACAGTAAATCAGAACGTAAATAACAACAGTAATTCTACTAGTAATAATACAAATACTAATAACAATACTAACGTTAATCAATCTACGTCAGACTCTAATGTTACTACTGACAATACTAATACCAATAATAATAATACTAAGTCTGATAACACTAATAGAAATATTAACGAGTCTAACTCTACTCAAACAATCAACCAGAATGTACGAAGTAAAGCACCTCCTGCTTCTGCTATAGCACCTAGTATTATGTCTTACTCTCAAGACCTCTGTACTGTAGGTCGTTCTGGTGCTTTTCAAGGGCAAGTATTTGGGTTCTCTACAGGAGCTACTGTGACTGACGAGAACTGTGAACGCTTAAAACTTTCCAAGTATCTATATGATACAGGTATGAAAGTGGCTTCAGTATCTATACTTTGTCAAGACCCAAGAGTATTTAAGGCTATGGAAATGGCTGGTACTCCTTGCCCTTACCAAGGTCAAATAGGTAAAGAAGCTACTAAAGCTTGGGCAGAAAACAAATCTAAAAGACC